TTTCCTTCACTCTCTTATCATTTTTGATGCCTCGATAGAGGATGTAATTACTAAAACTTTGAACGCTTGTATAAAAATTCAAATTTAACCCACAATTAGTTGTTTATTAGGAAGTACGATGCCAGAACCAAAGATTTGATTGTAATTATCTACAAATTCTTTTGCTGGAACATAGGAGTATATCACATTTTTCTTAGCAAAGGCAATAGATTCGCCTGTTTTTTGGTCAGCGTGCATTGGGAATGGTGCAAAACCAACATTGGGTTGACCATCTTTACCACGAACTATGGCTACACCTACAGGGTTTACTAATACTACCTCTGTCTCCGATTCAATTTCAACTTCTCCTAGTACCTCTTCGCCTGTAATAAGCTTTAATATCTTGATTTCCATATGTTTTCCTTTTTAAAAATAATCATTATAAATAACCATGTATTGAATACTTATATCGATGTTTATTGATTATATCACAACAACCAATAAATGTCAATATAAAAATATGGATTTTTTCAAATTAGTTGCTGAGGTTGGCTTCCCAATTGCCGCAGCAATATCTGCCGGTTACTTTGTGTTCCTAACAGTAAAATTCATTTTAGCTGGAGTTACCTCCTCTATCAAGTCATTAAGTGGTATTATTACCGGACTTGATAATCGTGTTAAAACAATGAACCATGATGTTATCAGAATTGATACCCTAATGTCAAGCGCCATGGGTGTAAAACCAGATATTGACCGTATAGCTCGAGCTGATGGTAAAACTGATGCAAGGAAAGATTAATGTCCGATATAGCAGATTTAATTAACAAATATGGCTTTCCAATTATTGCCGCTGGTGGTATGGGTTACCTTATATTCTATGTTTGGAAATGGGCAACACAAGAAGTTAAACCAGTTTTAAGTGAAGCTAGTGCAGTTTTAATTGGATTGATAGACCGAATACGAATGTTGGATAATGATTTGATTAGGCTAAACCAAAAAATTAATATTGTGTTGATGATGCGGGAAATTAAGGATGAAAAAACCAAGAATGATGATAGTAAATAATTTTTATACAGAACTATACAAAGACTATCAAGCTTGGTGTGTGATGTATATGGTAAAACATTATTATTCAGGAATGATGATGAATGGTTTTATAACTGGACCTCACATGAACCGATTCTATTAATATCCTGGATCAATACCTTTACCAATTTCTTCTCTTTCTTTTTTCTTCCGCTCGATTTCTCTAGCTAGATAATCCCACTCCTCATCTTCATGCTTATCGTCCTGTTGTTTGACAGGATCAATATCATCATCTAACGATTCACCTTCTTGAAAATCTTTATAAATTTTATTCCAGGTCATTATAATCTCCAATGTTGGTTGCGGAGGAAGGAATCGAACCTACGGCCCCTGGATTATGAGTCCAATGCTCTACCTCTGAGCTACTCCGCGGAAGTTACTTTTTTTCTTTGTTTACTTGTGAATATACTTTATCTAATAACTCAGTTAATTTTTCTGGTGTCAAATACTTACCCCATTTAACCTCAGGTACTTTATGCTCAGTTTTAATTTCTTCTTCTTTTTTATTCATATATTGGATATATTGGAGCGGAATGACAGAATCGAACTGACAACTAAACCTTGGCAAGGTTTCGTTTTACCACTAAACTAATCCCGCAAATCTGGAGCGGTGTCTTTGAGTTGCACAAAGGTGATTAAACGGGAAGCTTAATCTGTTCTCCAACCCACCGCATATTCTTAATTGTATTGTCTGCACTATTTGCTAAACTTCACGGCACTTATCTAGAATTATCCGCATTACATTTAGTTACTCAGGCATCGCTAAGCCCATGGCTTACAAACAATACACTTAAAAATCCTGCTTACCGGTTACAGGGACCCCAAGAGGATCGGAAGTTTTGCTGTTTCTCAACAGTAGATACTAGTATATCATTATATATACACATTGTCAATAGACTTTGTGGTATACTTTGGAACACCGAGTAGGATTCGAACCTACGATTTTACGGATTTGCAATCCGTTGCATTAAACCACTCTGCCATCGGTGCATAAAATATGGACGAGCTACTTGTTGTCTCAAGCCCTCGATTGGAATTCATCGTTAGTTACATTTTTTCATCCTGTAGTAACCACAGTCATTACATTGTCAGAATGCTGTAATAACACCTCTTGCGTAAGGACGAGCAAGATACCCCCGATTCAAAGCTCGGCAACTTTTGACAACTAATTAGCAAAGAAGAGCCTCAACCCTTCACTTGTAACACGGTGTTAGTAAACTAACTATCTTGCGATATTAGAGCCTCAACCCTAAACTTGTAACACGGTCGCTGTAAACAGCATCTGCTAAACTTGGTACTCGGTAGCAGAATCGAACTGCTCTTACTGCCGTGAAAGGGCAATGTCCTAACCGATAGACGAACCGAGTAAAACTTTTATTTTCTAGTGTATACGACACTCAAATATTCTTTAATCTTTTCAAATTGCTTATCAACTGTTTCCCTAGTAATGTTATCGAACTTTGCTTCATCAGCAATTAATTCTTTAATCAAATGCAAACGACCATTGATATAATTAACACAAGCTTGGTTACTTAATATTTCTGTTTTCATTTAGTTTCCTCTCAATTAATAGTACCATTATACACTAACCAAGGAATAAGTCAAGCACTATTTTCATGGTGTTGTAAAAAAACAACGTTGAGGAATAAGGCTCTGGAGACTAAAAAACCCTAGTGGATTAGACTAGGGTTTAATTTATATCAAATTGTAGTTACTTTAACTGTATTCTTTCCAACCCAATGGTTCTATTTCAATTGGTTCATCAAGGTTATTTACGTCTTTAAAGACATTCCAAAGCTTCTCCTCGATAGCAAACTTGGTGAATAGTGCCAATTCTAATCCTCTTGCTTCTATTTCCCATGGTTCAAACCAGTAATCAATATCATTAGAAACTTTATTACCTTTCCAACGGGTTAAGGCTTCGTTGGTTTCACCATAAACAAACTGTTTGATATGTACAAGTTCATGGGCTAAAGTTTTTAGTATATCAGGACCACTAATATTGTAGTTTAATTCTATTTCGAATTCTCTTGGTTTACCAGAATTATTATACTCTTTAACCTCAGCATAACCAAGAACATCTAATGTTTTACTGAACTTTATCTTTAAGTATATGTTTTCTAACAACTTTTTAGAAATAAGTTCATTTGTATAAAAAATAACAGCACGCTTCACATAAGGTCTGAATCGCTCTTTATCGGGACAACCAACTATACTTAACTGCATTAGGCCTCTCCTTAGAAAATTGACCCAATAATTGGCATAATACCTATGTTGCTCGCACTCCGCTATTTAGTTTTTTATGTCTAGGTGATGTTTCATGATTCTGTCTTTGAGCATATCTGGAACATTCAACCATGGAACTTCTAGGAAGAATGGACAACCATTAGAACCCCATGCGTGCTTAACAAAAAAGTCTTTAGCAAGCCTCATATCATCTTTGGATTTAGCATCAAAGAAATGCCTTTGTGCCACAGAAAACAATTCAACTTTTGTACTCATAGTTTCACCTTAATCATAATAAGAGTCCATTATACATGAAAAATAGGAGGCTGTCAAGAGCCTCCTACAAATTTACCATTTAGTCTTTTGACTTAACGGCAATCTTTTTAATGGCATCCTGTGCCTTAACGATGTTTTCCAACCAGATATTTAACATACCATTAACGATTTCGGCATCTTTAATTTCTACCTTATCAGCCAATGTAAATGTCCGTTCAAAGTTCCTTGCTGCGATACCTTTGTAAACATAAGCTTCATCAGGTTCGGTTTCTTTTGAAACACCTTTGATGACCAGTTTATCACCATCTAAAGTAACTTCAATGTCGGTCTTGGCAAAACCAGCAACTGCCATTTCGATGACATACTTGTTATCTTTAACTTGTTTGATATTATATGGAGGGTAGCCAGGAACTGTTTTGGCCATGTTGGAGTGAACTTTTTCTAATTGACTTAATACATCTTCAAAGCCAATTGTGAAAGGATCCAAAGTTTTGTGAAGTGATTCCCATTTAGGAAATAGGGATATTGTGCTCATAGATTTCTCCTTAGTTAAGCGAGTTATAAAAATGTGACCCCGAAGGCATCACACTATTATTTATACAGGAGAATTACAAGAATGTCAAGTTTATTTTTGGTATATTTTATTACCTACTACAAGAACATCAATAGAAGTATTATTAAATTCATCAATTGCATTTTGTATATAGCCAGCAATAGGTTTACCAGAGTTATTTAAACTGGTGTTTAATAAAATAGGACAACCAGTTAAATCATAAAAATTTTTTAACAAAGTTCTAAAATGTCCATTTTCAGATACCGTTTGAACTCTACAAGTTCCATCAACATGAGTTATAGATTCTAAATTATTTTTTTGTGTAACTCCAAGATATAACATATATGGATTTTCAAAGTCTAAATTAAAATATTCTTTTTTAAATTCTGATAAAATAGAAGCACCAAAAGGACGATAATATTCTCTATTTTTTATTCTATTGATTATATCTCGGCCATTTTTAATTCTTGGATCCATCAATATAGACCTGTTACCTAAAGCCCGTGGACCTATTTCTCCATGGCCTTGATACCAAGCAACAATTTTACCTAAAGAAAGTAATTCTGCAACTTTTTGTATTGTATCTTCTTGAATTTCTGTTTCAGGACATTCATCAGTTTGTGAAAAGGGGAAATCTTTAAACTTAATTTTTGGTAAATTATATTTCTGTCGAAGATATTCTATACCACCTAAAGAAACTCCTTCATCACCAGAATGTGGTAATATTATTAAATTTTTAAAATGTTTTTTTAATAAAGTATTCCAAATAATATTTTGAGCCACACCACCACTATAATGTATTATGTCATCTGGTTTTGCATATTTTTTGAATAGATTTAAAATTATTTCTCCACATCTATGGTGAACGGTCGTAACCCAATTTAATATATCATCATCACTCAATTCTTTTTTCTTATATTTTATATAATTATCAAATGAAAATAATTTAGAACCTATTACATCTTTGTGATTATTGGTCAGCTTTGCTTTTGCGCCAATATTATACTCATCATATATTTGCAACTCTTGTAAAAATGAATAGTCTATTGTGCCATAACTTTGTAAACCCATTATTTTTCCTGGCCAATCCAATATATGACCAGAAATATTTAAAATTTTTCCTAAAAATGTCATTCCATGTCCAAAAGAACCACAAATATCAACTTTGCCAGAATCAATTAAATTACCATTTTTATAAACAACCCAAGAGTTATCACCTCCGTGTCCATCAATAATAATTGATGTTGTGGGTTTTTTATCAAAAAACATTTCAACACTTAATGAATGGGCTAAATGATGGTCTAATTGAAATACGGAAGAATTGTATTTCATATTTGAGAAATCTTCAGGTAACAAACCAATACCATTTTTATAAAAACTACATAAACAAATTTTATCAATATTTTTTAACTCTATAGAATAGAAATTTTTTAAATAATTTTCATAATCTTTTTTTGTTTTTATATAATGATGTTTGATTTGTTCAATTCGTTCGGATTTCAAATAATGTAATTCTTCTCCATCAAAATATGATATAGAAGAATCGTGGTGGTGCTTATTATTCGCAAGAACTATCGACAAAAATTTCATAATAAAAGTTTAATAATTAATAAGCGCCTGGTTTTTTACCAATATTATATTTTGGTACTAATTCCCATTCGTCTTTTTCTTTATGTGATAGTATCTTGATTTGTGATAGAAAGATTGGAGGTGGTTCCTCAATCTGTTTATTGTTTACCACTTTAATCAATTCCCAATCTTGTAATAGCTTTGTTATAGCATTCCTACGGGACAAATCATTCTCTGATATGTCTGTTGGCTTACCATCTAATGCAAACAACTCTTTGAAATGTACGATGTAATAACGACCTTGTTTATGTAAAATATGGCAAGATTGATATAAAATTCTGTCCTTTTTGGATGCGACACCGATTCGTGTTAGTGTTTCACGGACTTTAAGGAAATCATCCTTTTCCGCTAGGGTAACCTCTACCAAATCTGTAATTAAAATCATGATTTGTTCACTCCGCCTTTTATTGTATTTGCTTTTATTTCAGCGATTTGTTCATCATTTAGAATCCGCAAAGCCTCTTTGGCCTTTTGATTTGAATAACCAAAATACTCCTTGACACATTCTAAATCCTTGTCGGCCGATGCTTTCTGCCACGGTTGGAATTTCCGTTTCATCGACCTAATGGTATTTAGAAGGTACTGATATTGAAGGTCTTTATCTATTTCTGGATAAAGATTCATCTCATTGGCATATAGAATACAATCCATATGATAGGACAAAGCACGATTTACAACAAAAGGTGTGTAATCTTTTACGTCTATTTCGTCTTGTAATACATTCTT